CCATTCTGGCGTCGTATAACTAACCGGGAAAGATCGCGAATCTCTCACTAAGTAATTAGGCCCAACTCTTATTTTTAAACGGAATCCCATCCGTACGGGCTGAAAATCCTCACCTATCGCTTTGACTATCGAATATTTAACTTTAAAACTAATCAGTAACGGGCTTGTACCACTTCCGCTATCAATTTCGCCTACCGTATAATCTACGTTAGAAATAGCGAAAGGCGGGATTAAACTTTGCGCTTGTAGGTGCTTATACACTACGTCAACTTGCCTTAATGCCGGGTAATATTGATAAGCCCCGCCGCCTAACCGGATTACATCTGTACCGTCCGTTACTTGGTATGTAGTCGAAGTGTCGCTGCCAGATGCGGATTTGCTACTGTTGTAGTGATAATATACTAGCGTATTCCCTTCATACTCGTTTATCTGCGTAATATAGAACGAACCATCACTAAGGTATATCCTAGCTCCGAACGCTTTACAAATCGTCTCCAATACGTCGTAACAACTTGAAAACGTCGTATTATCTGAACTATCTACCTTTACGAATCGTCTGTGATTGAATCGGATTTCGTGTAATGGGTCTAGGCTCGTACTTGTGTGATCTGCTGAAAACCAACGTACGCCCGTCTTTAGGAAGTCTGTTCCAAATAGCGATGCTGTGCCGATCTTATTCAGGGCGTTTATTACGTGTTCTGTACAGCGTTCTAATCCGGTGTAAGCCGTTCCGGCATCGTTGTAATCAATATCTTTTAACGCGGCTAATCCATCCGTTGCCCGAATCTGAAAAATATACGGCCATTCTTTATCTTGTCTACGTACGTTGTCAGTCTGGATATTACCGACCCAAAACAAGTCTACACCCTTATAAACAACTAGCTTAAAACGCTGCTCGGCTGCTGCAATGTAATCCGTGACAAAAGTCTGTAAGGAAGCCCCGTCAATACGAAAAGAAACATCCGCAACTGACGGCATCACCGAGGCAAACCGTTCCGAACTCGACGCCTGCCACTGTATTTTTGCTGATGTTATGTCTATATCCGTAGCACTACCCGAAAAGTCAGCATCATCAATCAAAATCGTCCAATCCTGTTGATTTGCGTCGAATATCGTTTGTTGTAGCCTAGTTGCCATTTATTAGCTATTAATGCTTATGCTTGTTGCTCCTGAAAATGTAAACGTAGCCCTAACGCTCCCGTCCTGGCTTACGGCTCCGGTCGCGCTTAGTGCTGTTATGTATGCTGATCCACTTACCTCCCATTCTCCCGTCTCCGCTACCTCAAAAGCTATTGTAAGGCTTGTACCCGCTTTCCAGGCATCAAACAAATCCTTAAAATCGTAATTATCCTAAGTTCCGTATAAAGCATTAGTCGCAATATTGCCCGAACGCCTACGGGGTTTCACTACGGTAAATTGTGCATCACTAACCGAAGTCGGGGCCAATTCATCGACCTGGGCCGTCAGGTTAATAGTCGAACTTGTGGCGTATGCCACCGCCGTTCCACCTACATAAACCCGTAAATTACCACCATCAACTACTGCCATTAAAATATTCGATTATAAGTGTCTTCATTGTTTTTCAATACTCCGACTAAATCAGTACCCTCAATAGTAAACCGTACCTCTCCACCCATGCCCCCGATTTCGTTAATTCGGTCTAGCGGGATAATTGCTTCTGCTCCTTCTTCGCCTACGTTTAATATTTGTGATCTTGTTACGATACCTCCTGAAGCCGCTTTGCCTATTGGGATGCCAGTAAACCCTGAAAATAGGCTTTTAAACACCCCCGAAAAGCTACCCGCACCTGGAAATATTATCGACGTAATCGCTGCAAATATAGCCGCTTTTGCCGCTGCTTTGATAAGGTCTAATACCACTTGTTTTAAACCATCTCTGAACGCCTTAAATGTGTTTTTACCCTGTTGGATCGCAGTAAATACCGCGTCGAATGTGCCGCCTAGTTTGTCGGCTATAATTTGGGATTTTGATAAGGCGTTATTATATAACTTCTGCTGGTTTGCTAATTTATTAGCCTTACCTAGTGTGTTCGTTATGACCTCCCCCATCTTATTGTAGACGATAGCCCCTTGTTCTCCTGCCTGGCTAACACCTTGTAATAATCCAGAAAAAGCCGCTTGTGAATCTGTTTTGACTTGATCTAGTCCTGCGCGACTTATAGCAGTTGCCGAACCAACTGCCTGGCTAACCCCATTAACAAGACTTTTTGTATCAATAACAAGACCACCGCCGCCGCCGCCACTAATAGGTGCAGGTGTTTCAGTACCCGCACCTGTCCCGGTTGGTGTTGTAACTTCCTGCGCTGCGGCAAATCTACGGGCATTTATACGCTCCTGTGCGCTTGCTACGTCTCTTGCAACCTTATCAAAAAATGCATCAATATTGCTGCCTTTTATAGCTTCTTTAATGTTAGTTGCAAAATCAGATCCTATATCCTTGCCTAGCTTAAGTATCTTTAAATTCGCTCCTGCTTTAATGATACCCTGTAAACGCTTGATCGGGTTTTTTTCCGCTAATGCGTTGCCAAATTCTTGACCAAACCCACGGGCCACTTCTATTACCCTATTGAATAGGCTTACAATCGACTTAACTAATGCCAAAACTAAACGCGGCCCGAATGTTAGGAACTTAAACAGGACTTTAAATGTATTGATTACTTTTGTTATAGATAATACAGATTTGGCCCCAAATTCGGAAAATCCGCCCTCCGTTTCTTTTACTTTGTTATTGCTTAATCCTAACGCTTCTGATACGCTAGATATTATTGATACAAGTGTTTCAAAAGCATTAACGACAATAGTCTTAATAACAAGACCTAACACTTGTACAGTATCCCTAAACACCTCGCTTTGATTATAAGCAACTACAAAAGCAGCAGATAAGGCAGCGATAGCCGCAACTGTCAAAGCTAAAGGCGAAGCAAACGCCGCTAAGCCCGTTGCAATACTCGAAACGGCTAATATCAAAGGCCCGATAGCCGCCGCCAATCCTTCTACGGCTAATATTGTCCGTTGTGTTGGTTCGGGTAAGGCTTTAAATCGTTCCGCTAATCGGTTTAGCCCGTCTGTAATACGGCTAACAATATCCTGAACCGGGAATAATTCGACAATAACCCCGCCGATCTCCGCTAAGAATGATTTTACCCCGATTCCCAAGTTTTCAAAGGCATTTGCAAGGCCGCCCTGTACCCGATCAAGTTTGGAAAATTCTTCTGTGACCTTAGCGATAAATTCTTCGGAAGAAATACCTAGCTTTTGTAGTTCCTCACTTGATGATGTACCGAAAGCCCGTTCTAATGCCGGGCGGATCTCGAATATACGTTCGTTAAGCTGATTAATTTCTTCGGCAGATATTTTACCCTTACTCGCAATCTGGGTAAGTGCTAAGATAGCTCCGTCAAATTCTACGGCTCCGCCGCCCGAACGGGCTACCGCGTTACCAAATTCAGCAATGGCAGATTCTGCTTGTTGAGCGTTCAATCCGACCGCTTGCAATCTAGCGGCTGCACTTACGGCCTGTTCAAAACCTAATCCGGGGGCTTCGGCAATTTCCTTTAGCCTGGCGATTTGTTGCGCACTCGCATCGGCTGAACCTGTGACGCTAGTAAGCTGCTTTTCTAACTTCTCAAAATCTGCCGCACTCTTGATCGCTGCAATAGCAGCCCCGCCTAAAGGAATAGATAACGACCGCGTAAGGGTGCTACCTACTTCCTCCGTTCTACGGGCAAAGCTGCGCAAGTCGCGTCTTGCACTCTTTAAGCCTTTCTTGAAATTTTCCGTAAGTAATCCTAAACTTACGTTTAAATCCTTAGCCATTGAGTTTTTTTACTTGTGCGTCTATTCTGTCAAATTTAGCTTTCAATTCTTCCAGGCTTTTCGGCTTCGTTTCACTTCGCTCCCAGGGGAATTTTATCAGTCCATCCGGTTTTCCGGCTTTCTTAGCGGTTTCGGGGTTTGCGGCGTAAAAAGCGATGATTCGCGCCCGTTCCCATTCTAATTTTTGCTGCTCGTATTGTTCGCCCCTGTACGCCTTAATAATTGCGTTTATAGTGACGAACGTCATAAACATATAATCAGTATAGGCTATCCCGATAACACCTAATAGAAGCCCGTCGATTTGTGACAGCGTTACTTTTTCGCCGTCGCTCTCGGCTTTTTTTTCGCGTCGGTTTCGCTCGGTTCTGTTTGCTGTTCTGCAAATAACTCCATACAAGCGTTTAAAGCTTCTGTGTCATCCGCATAATCCATGCAAAAGTCGATGTAAGTTAATTCCGGGTCTTTCCCCGTTGTGGCCGCTACACCTCCGACAATACCGAAATAGGACAGCTTTTGTAGCGTCTCTAAATCTTCCGGCAGTTTGTCCATTTCACTAATCGAAATTCCCTGGTCACGCATAAAACGCCCTAATGCGTAGCGATTAAACGAAACCGGGAAATCCTTACCATTAAATGCTATCTGTTTTACGTCTCTCATATTGGTATTATGCTACTGTTGCGATTGTTACGGCTCCATCAATTTCCAGGGTAGCGGAAAAAGTCACATCCTGTTGCGCTTCTGCGTTGATCTCGATTGAGGAAATAAACGCATTAAAAGACCGGATGGAATCACCTGTTACGCCTGTCGTAAACTCGACGCTTAGGCTAGTTTTGTTAGCGAAAGCCGTTTCTAATGTTTCCGGGCTGTTGTTAGTTGCATCCTCCGAATAAAAGCCCTCGATACTTACCGTCCCTGTCGCTTCTTTCAGGGATTTTTCTGTTTGTCCCGAAGTCAAATCCTTGTGGATGCGTTCTTCTACGTTCCGCGTCCGTGAATAATTCGACACCGTCGCATAAGCTACAACGGACGACCCGATTTTGATACGAAGTAGACTACCGTCTACAATTCCAGCAGTTGCCATATTGTTTTAGTTTTTATGCTACGATCCGAAATAAAAAGCTCATTTGCGTCGCGTAGGCTTCTAATTGTTCAATAAATGTATCATCGCTTTGGCTTTGAAAATAACAAGCCTGAATATTTATATTTTTTACACTTCCGCTATATTCATCCAGCAGGTCTTTAATCGCTGCTGCCAGCGTTGCGGATTGTCCGTATTTCTCGCTGTATATATCTATCTGCCAGCGTATTTTATAGTTCTTTGTCGGTGCTGACTTTATTACCGTTTGCTCTACTTCGGTTTTGTAGTGAACTAATGCCGGATAGGGTGCGCCTTGCGGAACCTGATCGGGGTAAATGCGAGTACCTACGATACCTGTTATTGTAGCATCGTTTTTAAGTATCTCAAATACCGCCGGGGCAATGTTCATAATCCTGTTTTACGTTTTTCTTTTCTTATTTGCTTTTCAACTTCCTGCCTTGCGGCCTGTCTAGCTCTGCCAGCACTTGATCTTAACCCCGCTTCCATTACTTCTCGCCTGAATTTATCACCTGTACTGGCTTTTCCCCTACTCATTGCAGCATAATAACCGATTGCAGTTTTAGCGTTTCGTCCTATTTCCATTCCTTTTCGCTCAACTCTTTTCCGCTTATAAATACTAGGCCCGATAAATTGTCTAAATGTTTTCCTAAACGGTAGCCGCTTAATACTTAATCTAAGGTTCCCAGGGTAATACGTAGCCGCTACAACTCCACTCCCTTTTTTTGCCCTGCGCCTTTTTACAATTTTAGGCGTAGAATATCTTTTATGTGGTTTATCACTATCTTTTACAAAAGTCTGCGAAGCCCTTTTCACAATTTGGGCTGCTTTTAACATTGCTTTTCTTCTAAATCTAGGGTCAGATATAGATTCGCCTAATTCATCAAAAGACTTTAGTATATCCTCTAATTCTCTTTCATCTACTGTCATCCCGTCGGTGCTGTTGGTGTATAGATATTACCATCCGCATCTGTCCAGTCTATGCCCGTTGTATTAGTTAAAGTTTGGCTGGGATCTTCAAAAAACCAGTAACTTCCGTCTGGGGCTGTCCAGTTTTGGCCGTCTTTAGTACTCCACGCCTGTAAAGTTGTAGGTCTGTCGATTTCGCATTCTAAGGTTAAGTAGCTATTTCGTAAATCTGGTAATACTGTCAAAATATTGAACTCGTACCCTTGCGTATATAGTCTCATTTTCGGGCTTATCCCGTCGATATACCTTAGTGTTACAACTGCGCTTACAAAGCTCTGTATCCTAGCCCCTACGCTGCTTTCATCGCTTCCGCTTTCCTTATACTCGACATTGCACCAAATCTTTTGTGATGCGATCCAGGTATGGATTTCAGAACCGTTTTCGTCACGCCCTACTAGCGGATTCAAAAATTGCAACTCATGCCGCATTCGTCCTATGGTGTTCGACTTATTCAAATCGGTAGTTTCTATGTAAGTACACTAATCTGTCAATATACGTCACCCGTTCGTTTACGGGATTCATTCTGTTTTCATACTCGTAAGCTAACATATGTAGCATAAGCTGTTTGAGCTTTACGGGTACGTCTGCTGCTGTATCTCCATATCCGGCCACATAAGTGACCGTCACGGCTTGCTTTTCTGGTTTTAGCGTAGGCCACGTGTAACTTTCGTTTAAGTAAATACGGGCCGGCTGTCGCGTTGTATCAGCAGTATAAGCATCACTTGAAAAAGTAGCCGTCGTGTTGCCTGTTTTGTAAACGATGCTAGTTACGCTTTGAACCGGATAGGCAAGTAAATCGAATTCACCGCTATACAAGGGCCATTTATCTAGCTCTTGCACAATAGTTTGAGTAATAAATTTCAGGTCAAGTCGATCCTCTAAGGTTTGCCGTGTCGATTCAATTAACTGCGTAATTAGGTTATCGTCAGTCGTTCCCGTGACTTTTAACCAATTCTTAGCTTCCGTTAATGTAATCGGCTCAACTGCGGGGCCGCTTGTTACCTTATAATTCATTACTTTTCTTTTCGGGGTGTCTGTTTACGCCGCGTTGTTTTCGGCTTCGGCTTTTCTACCGATTCCGCTAACCCTTCTTTGATGAATTGATTTGCTTGTTCCTCTTGTAAATCGTATGTACGACCCTTGACATATTTGCCAAAGGTCGTAACACACGTCGTATTAAATTCTACCTTCATTACGATGCTGGTTGTGCCAATACTTTAATTGCGCTGGTATTAATCAACTTACCGTCGTACCGGGCAAAGGCCAGAAACCCAACCGAAAGGTCATCAGCGAAGCGTTCATCCAGTCTGCGGATATTCACCTCACGAACCCGGCGGATGATGTACTTCGACCAATCCCCGAACGCGATAG